TTCTGTTTTCTTTTTCTTGTTGTGAGTTACGTCATCGAGTAGGTCTGTAGCTTCATAAACTGTGGAAAATGGTAGGAATACAGGAGTGATATATGTTTCTGTAACGATTTCGCCTTCTTTAACCTCTTTAACTAATGTGATCGTGTGACGTTTTAAGTTTGCCATTATATGTTTTCCTCCTAATTTTTCATAAATAAAAAGAGAGGCAATTACGCCCCTCAGTTAAACCTCTTTAATTAATGCATGACCTTGTTTGTTTTTTGTGGATGACAACTCTTTAATACGAGCATCCGTACCCTCGTAAGAATCACCGTTATAATAAACTTTGTTATTGTTTTTTAAGTCTGAGAAGCTACGAATAACGATATACTTCTTATCTTCAGCTTCGACAACCTCTTTTACTTCTTCGACTTCTGCTTTTTCTACTACTGTTTTTTTTCTAACCATCAGAAATTACGCCCCCTCTGGTACGGCTACTGGATACGCTTTGCCAAAGATTTCCATGAATAATGCATCACGATTAACCGTAATACCTTTAGCGTCTTCGCCAAATAATACTGTTTTAGGAGTAGCGAATGAAGTCGCAACACGTTCCATGAATTCACCTGTGATTTCATCAGATTGGAATTCTGTGTTTTCTTCAGCCGTTTTACCTGCGATTTTACTACGCATAAACATACCTTTTGTTAATCCAACCCATTGTTTAGATCCATCTTCATATGTTTTCATGAACATACACGCAACGTAAGGTGGTTCATCGTCTGCACCGTATGATGTCATTCCGTCCACAACTTCAAGGCCAAATAATACAGCTTTATCTTCAGTTGGAAGGACGTGGAAAGCACCTGACACTGACACGTTACCATTTGATGTAGCAAGTTCAGCGGTTTTATTATCACCGTAAGCACGAATGATTTCTTGTGGAAGCTCAACCTCGATGTTTTGTAAGAATTTCACGCGCTCGATTGGTGAAGTTGTGAAAGTTGTATCTGTTTCCGTTGCGATTACTGCGTAGTAAAACTCATCTACACCCGTACTAGATTTATATTTTTTTACCATTCTTTAATTCACTCCTCAATTTTTGGTATGAAAAAAGACACTCACGAGAGTGCCTTAACTTCATCCGTATAAATTTTTGCTCTGTACCGTCTTGCATCACGATATATCCCTGTTTCCGTGTCGTAATCATCAACACTGCCTCCAAAATAGCCGAACCGTAACGATTTCATGACCTTCTGCACTCGCTTAGCTAACTCTTTTGTTATCAGTCTGTTCTTTGTCCACACGTCTATTTGATACAGGTAATCGTCTGTCATTGGCTCATTGTCTGCGTGATTACCAGGTAATGGTGGCATCAATGGAGCAATAACGATGTACGGTGATGTAACACTCCCACTTTCAGGGTACACATAAAATTTAATGCGTCCCGTTGCTTGAGCTTTCACGTAATCGTCCTCCATTAATTTGTCATAAATAACCGTCATCATATCCATCACATCGCACCCTTCAAGACAGCTTTTATTGCAGCTTTATAAGCAGCTTCTGAATTAACTAGTGAACGAGCAATTGCCCCTTTACCTTTAGGATTAGGATTTTTAACTGTGCCGAACTCGTTTAAATGGATGATTCTATACCTGTTTTTAGGTCCTTTCCATTTAACCGTAATTGTTCGAGTACCTCTTTCACTATAGATAGGTGTCAATGTTATCTCGTCCACAGATGCACCCGTATCTTTTACCGCATCCATCTGTGATTGTAATTCAGTGACAAATACTTTCGCTGCTGCTGTTAATGCTGCATCACTGATGACTCTCATTTTTAATGGCCCTAATTTAGCTTCTAAGTCATCTTGTAACTTCTTGAGCCCTTTAATTTTCACACTCATAACACTAGACCTACAACCACGACAATAAAACGTTTATCACGTAAGTCAGGTTGAACTGATTTTACGTTATAACGTTTATCTCCAAATGATTCGACAGATACATAATGTTTGTTGTTTGGTACGAATTGACCACCAGTATCACGAATGATAATCGTCAAATCTTCAAGCGTGCCGTTTGTCTTGGCTTGCTCATGGTCTTTCATCCACACTGTTTTTACGTTCGCCCAACACGTATATAAAACGGTGTCTTTGCTTTCACCAGGCTCAGGTCCTTCATTCGGAACTGATTCATAAAAGGAAATTTGATTATTCAAGTCTGAACCTTTCGCTAATGGCTTTTTATATTCAAACTTAATCAAATTACCTCACCTGCTTGAGCTTCCAAAATCAGATTGATAGATAAACTATTTATCTGACTTAGGAAATTATCATTGAAAAACTCGATGCTGTCATTGTACGCATAACGCACACGCTCAAATACAAGTTCTTTCGCTTGATAGTTGGTTTCGATGTCAAACACCCCGCATTTCTTAGTTAAATCATCAATAGACGACTTAACCAAGAATTCTAAGTTGTAATCTTCAGAAGTGTGAGAGATGCGTAGACGACTTTTCACCTCGTCCAAAAGTACATAGGGTACTTCATTCATTTAAAACACCTCCAGTATTATGCGCCAGGTGCAAAGCTAATCGCTAAGTCATAGACTAATGCAGCTTTATTATCTTTTGGTTTACCGTTAGCAAACTGCTTGATTGTGTAAAGCGTTGCATCTTCGATAGCCAATGTTTGATCGAATTTCTTGAACTTGTAGCCACCTGCGATTGCTGCAATGTATTGACCTTGTACAAAGAAGATTGCTTTATTTAATGGCACTTCTTCAGATTCAACAACTTGAATGTTATACGGTAATGCCATAACCCATTGACCATTTTGAGTTTGGATAGTGTTACGTGCTTGAACGCCAATGTTATCCACAGGATTCACAACCATAACGATTTTGTTTAATACTTTACGAGATTCGCCATCAGCATCAGTAGATAATGCTTTAACTACGCTGTAAAGTTCTCCAGCAACAACTTCACCGTATGCAGAAGGTGCAAAAGTCAATGTACCTGAAGATGCTTTAGTAGTTACAGCACCTGTAGCAGCGTCAACGTTTTTCATTAGTCCGATTGGTTCGCTTACTGTAGGACCGCGACCATTCACATAACCGAATTCTAAACCTACAGAATACGATTCAATGATGACTGTACTCACATAACGCTCAACCCACACTGGACCAAGTTCTAACATGTCATTTGGAATAACAGCAAATGCAGTCAGTTTGAATTGACCAATTGATTCTTCGCGGAAAGCTGCATTAACTTGTCCAGCGATAGGACCAAACAATTTACCCCAAGCGAATGTTTTAGTAGCGTCCGAGTAGATATAACGAGTTACCGCGCCTAAGTCTTGTAAACCTAGAGCAGCAAGTAATGGGTGTTCAGTAGTTAGATCCTCAAAGATGCGTTCTTGAGTCGTGACAGGGAGTATTGAATCATCGTTAAATCCACCTTCTAATACTGCAACATTGAAGAATTTAGTTTCTTCAGATGTTAAAACGTTTTGGCCGCGTTGTTGTAAAATCGAACGATCTAACATTTCGTTGTTTACTTGAGATGAAACCGCCATAGCTACTTCACCTTGTAAAGAGTCAAAGTAATTTTGGAACGCTTCTGATTGTTCAGCTTCCGTACTTTCAGGATTTAATAATGTTGCCGTAAATTTCTTTTTGATTTCGTTGAACTTATCCGATTTGTTGAATTTAATTGTCATTGTTTTGTTCCCCCATTTAGTTTAATTTTGTGAATAGATTTGCGAAACTGTTTTTCTTTACTACAGGTGTTACCACTGGATCGGCTGCAATTGGTACTTGATTTACTTTTAAATTGCTCGTTACTTGATTAACGATTGATTGAATTTGCTCATCCGTAATTCCACCACTAGTTGATTTTGTTTGACTCATTAACTGACGAGCCTTTTCAACAACTGCTTGTGGAAGCAAAGTTGCCTTTATACTAGCTGCTTTAGGTGCTTCAACGTCAAACAATACTTTATCCGCGAATCCTTGTTCCACGGCTTGTTGAGCAGTGAAATAAGTTTCTTCGTTCATTAATTTAAGAACGTCCTCTTGTGACTTGCCTGTTTTAATCATGTAGGCATTTGCGATTGCTTTATTATAGTTTTCTAATACACTAGCTTCTTTTTGCAATACTCGATAATCACCATCTATGCCACCTGAAACGTTATGAATCATAATTTGTCCAGTAGGTGCAATAAGAACTGTATCAGTACCCATTGCAATTAAAGATGCCGCACTAGCCGCCATTGAAAAAATCTTAGAAGTCGTTTCACCGCTATATTCTTTCAAGTGGGAATATATTTCACTCCCTGCATCAACCATGCCACCAGGTGAGTTAATAATAAGTTCAACAGGTGAACCATCAGTAGGAAGTGCGTTAACAACATCACTGACACTAGTGTTTTCAATCCCGTAAAATTCATAAACCTCTTTATAATCGTCAAACACTATTACACCTTTAATGTTAATTTTCTTCATTCATTCTCACCCCCTTTCGATGCGTCTGTTGGTTCGTAGTTCTTCGTGATTAGATGTTTGTTAAGCATTGGATCGTCTGAAGCTTCATAACCTGCTTCTAATCGAATCTCATTACCTGTAAACGCACTAGAAGAAATTAACTTATCAATGCTAGTAGCTAAGTCGAATAAATTGTTATACGAAATACTCTTCGTTTCAATTCGATTACCTTCAAGCCATTCTTTCTCATCAAAAAACTTAGCGTTTGCTTCGTCTTTTACTTTCTTTAACAACGCTTCAACGGTAAACATCATATAGTTTTTCGTGTTCTTCTCAACATCTGCCATATCTCCATATATCAAACTGACTGGAATACCAATAGCCATTGCTACTTGATTTAAGAACCCGTTCGTTACCTTGTTAATCTCTTCCACAGTTTGACCAGCTTGTCCGTTTGCCGACACTTCATTGTATTGAATCCCTTTTTGTTGAGGGATGATAGCAACGTCTTGTGTATCAATGGCCTTGTACATATTACTGATGAACTCCTGCAACTTCGCTTGTTGTTCGGGTCCCTTCGCAGCGATCATATCCATATCCACAGTTCCACGAATTTGATTCTTACGTTTCTGTGAATTCAAAATACGTCCGAATAAATCACCGTAATCTGTAAACAAACTATCAATCAATGGGACTAGCTTTTCATTGGCGTATCGAATGTGGATGACATCACTTTGTTTAAATGATCGCTTGAATTCATAACCCTTAACTACTACTTGTGAAAAATTATCCTCAATGACCGCATACTCGTTATGAGTAAAGCTATCAGCGATTAACAAATCACCGTCATCAGCTTGAATAATTAAACATTCATTTTCGTAAATCAGTTTGTTTACAAACGTTCCCCAAAATGTACTCGCCGTCATATTTTTGTTTGGTCTGACGTTTAAACGATAGTACAGCTCGTTCTTCTCGTAGGTTTTGCCGTTCTTAATCCTGAACTCTGTTTGGCTTATCGTTCGCCCTAGAAAGGCTGCACATGTGTCTATTGCCAAACGTTTCATATGCGTTCGATTCGATTTGTCCATAAACATCTCAGCGTCAAACATGAAACCTAGTTCGGAGTTTCTTTTAAATATCGCATCGAGAAATCCCAATTATTATTTCA